AAGAAGTAACCAAGCCGAAAAAAGTTAGGGCAAGCGAACCACTTGGAACCACGTACACAGGCGGCGTTTTCTCAAACACCAAACTTGACGACATGCCGAGCATTTAATCATGGCTGACTCTATTCAATTTCATGGTCAAGAAAAGATAACTGAGTGGTTAAACAGGGTTTTAAAGCAAGCTGGCGACCACACCAAGCTGATGCACAACATTGGTTCAATACTTGAACATAATACAAAGCAGCGTATTAACACAGGTATTGGCACGGATGATAAGCCATGGCAGAAGTCTTGGCGTGCAAAGATGCAAGGTGGCACAACTTTACGCGATACCAGTCGGCTCTATAACTCAATTAAATACACTGTTTCTAGTGATGGCAAGCGCATCACCGTTGGAACCAATGTGTTTTATGCTCCTGTTATGCATTTCGGTGCTCGAATTACTGCCAAGAATGGCAAGTATTTGAAGTTTAAATCGTCAATGGGTGGCTGGGCACAAGTTAAAAGCGTCACTATTCCACCGCGTCCTTTCCTTGGCATGTCGGTCGATGATTCTCAGGAAGTCTTGTTTGAAATTGAAGAATATTTATTGGAGCTATTAATGAATGCAAAGTGATTATTTTGCGCTTGAGCCGGTAATTGTTGAGCGATTGAAGGCGATAGCTGGCGTGTTAGCGATTAATACACCGTTCAATGTTGATGACATGCTTCAAATTACCAACTGTTCACCGAGTTTAAATGTCATCTATGTGGGCGACAGAGTGGGCGAAAGTGCGGGGCGTGGTCGTGCTGTACCTATTACTCAACAATGGTTAATTGTTCTTGCTGTTAATGATGCATCTTCACAACTAGAAGAGACGTCAAATATTAGAAAAACCGCCGATCCTTTCATTCGTGAAATATTGGCAAAAATGCAAGGCTTTGATCCAGAAATCACAGGATTTCGACCATTTGAACGCGTTGATTCCGGTGTAAATGTCGGGTCGGCTTCGGGCTTTGCATACTTTCCATATTTATTTGAATCACAGGTAATAACTCAATGAAACAATATAAGGCGTTAAAGCCTGTCGGTCGCTTTCAAAAAGGCGATATGGTCGGCGGGCTGAGTGATGCACAAATCAAAAAATTACTGGCAGATGGTGTCATTCAGGAAGTACCTGAAGCTAAAGCTGCTCCAGCCAAGAAAACCACAGGGGATGAAAAGTAATGGCTAAAGAATATATCTCGTTGCAGGGTAAATTCTATTTATCCAAGCTAACCAATGGTATTGCTGGCGCTATGCGTCATCTGGGCAACGTGCCAGATTTTGAGCTTGAGATTGGTGCAGATGTTATTGAGCATCAAGAGTCAACTTCTGGCAATCGCACGACTGACTTCACCATGGTGAATACAACTTCTGTGAATTTCTCTGGAACACTTGAAGAAGTAGACAAAGACAATCTGGAGTACATCGTATCTGGTACCAACTCTGAAGTTGTAAGCAAAGCGATTGCTGATGAATCACTGGGTACTGTGGTTGCTGGTCAGGAAATCCAATTAAAGGGTTACAACTTATCAGAAGTGACCTTTAAGGACTCTACTAGCGGCACACCAAAAACACTTACTGATGATCAGTACACCGTGGATGCTAAGTTTGGCACTGTGATTTTTCATGATGTAGCAGACCTCACGATGCCGATCCTAGCCACCTACACAACAGGTGCTGTAACACATACCACTCTGGCCAATAACTTCAATGAAGAGTATGAATTGTTCTTTAAAGGGGTGAATACAGCAAATGGTAAGCACATGGCGGTTCGCTTATGGCGAACTAAAAAGTCACCTGAAACCACTTTCCCATTAATTCATGAAGAATTGGGTCAGTATGAAATCTCTGGTCAGGCATTATCTGATGTGGGTAAAGAAACCGACCCAACACTTGGCTTATATGGCCATATTGTGACAATCCCCGCTGTAGTTACACCATAGCAACCAAGCAGGCACAAAGAACTCCACAGGCGCATAAGCGTCTTTTTTTGTGCCTGTTTTTTGAGACCCCATCATGAATGATTTTTTCTTTGCAACAAATCGAAGCATCAAAATCAATGACATTGAAGTGCGTCAGATCCAGATGAAAGATTTTGATACCTGGGCGGTGCATGCTGAAGTACTTAAGAACTTCATCAAAGATAAAGATCATTCAGATGAGATTTTGAATGAGTTATTTACAGCTCATGGTGTGCAGGTCATTTCAACAATTACATGTGTAACCGATCTGGATAATGAATCATTACTTAAACTTGCCGCTGATGAGCAAGGATTTAAGGATTTGCTTAAAGCAGTGCTTTTGGTTAATCAGGCTTACTTCAAGTATGAAAAGCCAAAGCGTGGTATTAAAAAGAAAGATGACTCCACTTGGTTTGATTCATTCCAGTTTCTAGTATCAATGGGCCATCAGCATAGTGAAATCATGGAAATGACTTACGGTGCATTCCAGAACTACGTTAAGGCAGCAAACAAGCTGTACAAGCAGGGAATCTTCAATAACGCTATTGCGGCGCGTGTGGCTCAAGCTGACAAGAAAGGTTTTGAATCATTTAAGAAAGAAATGATTTCTGATTGATCGACTATCTTCCTAAAGTTATGATGTGAAAATAATAATTTAGGGGGGGGTTCTTTGGTGAAGTATTTAATTATTGGCCTTTTGGTTTTAGCATCCGGCATGTTTTATTTTATGCACCAAAGCAATAAGGCGTCAGCCGAAAGATTGAAGCAGGCTGAGATTGCACATCAGCAGAAGCTAGAGATGGAAAAGCAGGCTGAAGCTGAGGCTCAAAAGAAGCATGAAATGGAGTTAAAAGCAAAGCAGGCAGAGAGGAAAAAAATAGAACAGGCTGCTGAGCTAGAAAAAGCTCAAAAAATAGAAATTGAACAACAAGAATATAAATTATTTATGTCTTTGTTAGCTAAATGGATGTCTCAGGATAATATTGCCGGATCTACATCTCGCATTGCAGCCTCAGCTCCGGTTACCGAGTTGAGAAAAATACACGATGAATTGAGATCCACAAACATTACTGGCTGCTTAAAAGATGCAAAGGGTAAGCTTTTGGATGCTATGAATGATGACTTGACAATGTATTTATATTTTATGCAAAACGACATAAGAGGAAATTTGAAAATACCAGATTTAAAAGTTAGTTATTTGAATAAGCTATCCAATGCAATAGAGCTATCAACTGGTTGTAAAAATCAGTTTGGACTCAAGAGTAATTCTTAATAAATCAAAAGCACCTTAGGGTACTTTTTTAATGTCTAACACATACCCGCTTCGGCGGGTTTTTTAATACCTAAAATTTTACCTGCCATTGAGCGGGTTTTTATTGCCCGGAGAAACCAGATGGCTGGAAATTTAGACTTTCGCTTAAACCTGTTGGCAAATACCACTGGTCTACAGCAGGGCATGGATGGTGCTAAATTTGCTGTCAATGCACTTGTTGCCGCGATGGCTGCGGTTGGTGTTGGTGTGTCGGTCAGTGGATTGGTTGCAGCAGCCGATTCATACACAAATCTTTCTGCCCGAATCAACATTGCGACTAAAGATGGTGGTGACTTCACATCTGCAATGGCGGGTGTTCACCAGGTAGCACTAGCAACAAATTCAAGTCTTGAGGCTACTGGTAGTTTATTTACCAAGGTGAATGATGTTGGCAAACAGATGGGAATGACCCAGCAGCAAAGTCTGGAACTGGTAAAAACCATCAATATGGCCATTCAAACAGGAGGTGGATCAGCACAGGCCAGTGAAGATGCTATTGTCCAGTTTACCCAGGCACTGCAATCTGGAGTACTCCGTGGTGATGAGTTCAACTCAATCATGGAACAGGCTCCAGGAATTTCTAAAGCCTTGGCTCAATCCCTTGGTGTGACTACAGGTGAGTTACGTACTATGGCAGAAAACGGCGAGTTATCTGCTGAGCGCGTAATCAAGGCATTACAAAGCCAATCCGCTGCAATTGAAGCTGATTATGCTAAGTTCCCAACCACCATTGGTAACGCATTGCAGCGTATCACTACACAATGGCAAATCTTGATTGGCACCATGGACCAAGCAAACGGCGCATCTGCAACTGTGGCGCAATGGCTGGTTACTCTTGCTGACAATATGGACGTAGTGGAGACCATACTTGAGGACATTGGCGAGGGATTTATCTGGGTAGGGGATCAGCTTAAGAAGATTGACTCGGCAACGATAGAAGCCTTGAAAACGGCATTAGTGAGTGCTTATGACACAATTAAAGAGCTTGGCTCTACAGTCGGAATAGCCTTTGAAGCAATATCTGATATTTTAAATACCACCCTATCTCAAATATTTAATTTTAATAGCGGTCTTGAAACTGCATCTGATAAAACGAATGGCTTTACTAAACTACTGCAAGCGCTGAATGTTGTTATTGGATTTACTAGCGATGGCTTTTCGGCAATCGGTATTGGTGTAAACCTGCTTACTGGCGCAATTTATGATGTTGCATCTGCATTCACTTACTGGAAATCAAAGCTGCTATTTGGCGATGCCAAAGACAAGGCGTTAAAAGAATACGAAGAGCTTGCTGCTAAGGCTCAGGAGTATTACACAAAAGCCTCAAACGGTGCTTTAGAATTTAAATCCAAGGGTGTTGAGGCTCTAAATGATATTAGTAAAACTCAAAAAGAAAAAGATGCTGAGTCAGTTGCATCATCTAAAACTAAATTGGAAAGTTTGCTTGCTGATCAAAAAACCGAAGTTGATGGAAAGAAAGCCACCGAAGAGGAAAAACTAAGCGCTGTCCAAACCTATGCCGAGGCTGCTATCAAGGCCAATGGCGGTGTCATGGACGGCGTGATGCAGGCTGATCTATTAACCAAAGGCTACATCGTTACCATTGATGAAGCTGGCAAAGTATCTGTTCAAGCTGGGGAAAGCGCAGCGCAGGCAGCAGAAAAAGCTAAAGAGAAAGAGGAAGCACTTAAGCTTGCCAAGGAGAATGTCAAAAAAGCAGACGAAGAATTGCTTGCCTACCAAAAACAAGCTGCTGTTGAACGAGTTTTACTGGATAAGCAGATCGAGGAGGCCAAGAAGTCTGGTGATCTAAATGCTTTAGCTTCTGCTCAGGCGTCCATTACCGCCATCAATACCAAAGAAGCAGAGTTGGCCAATAACCGTGATTTACGTATAGCTGAATTAAATAAAGCTAATACTGGATCTGGCCAAGTGGCTGAAACTGCATATTCAAGAGCCTCTGCTGCTGCCAAGCTATTTGGTGTTGATCTAGATGTGTCGCTAAACAAAGTCTCAAAGTCATTTTCCAGTTCCGGGAATGAACTGGATGGACTTAAGATCAAGTTGGGTGAGGTGGGGTATACGGGTAAACAAGCCGGTGATGTTCTTTACCAGGCATGGGAGGATTGGCTTAGTAAGGCCAAGAGCCAAGCTGAAATTGATATGGCCAAAGCCAAGCTTCAAGAGTTTGGAGATCAAGGTAAAGTTTCGACTGCTCAAGTAGAGCAAGGCCTCATTGCTATCAAAATGCAGGCTCAAGGATTACCAGATGATATTGATCCGGTTACTGAAGCATTTAAGCGATTAGGCATCCAAACCAAAGAGCAATTAAAGTTGGCCGCCCAGCAAGCCTTAATGGACTACATCACAATTCGGGATAGCGGAAAGGCGACTGCTGAAGGTATCCAGAAAGCATATGAGAAAGCTGCTCAGTCTGCAGCAGCATCAGGTGATGCAGGTGTCATTGCTGCGACTAATGCTGCAAATGCAGGCCGCAATCTGGAAATCCAGATTGATGATAGCGGTCAGGCTGTAGTCAAAACCATGGATGGCTGGGCCAAAGCCAATAATCGTGTTGAGAACTCAGCCAGTGCCATTGGTGATGGTTACCGTGAGGCCGGGAAAGTTGCAAGAGAGGAGGCCAAGTCTTCTACTGAAGCCTGGTCAGAAGCGCTTACTGCCATGCAGGGCAAGCTTAAAGCCTCTAAAACTGGAGTCATGGCTAAAAACGGTTATTCAGTTGATGAGATTGAGCAGCAGCTGACTGAAATGGGATATAGCGGTAATGCCCGGCAAAAGGCTAAAGAGCTATTCGAGACAGCACAACAGGGTCCAGGTGGTTATTACCGTTCAGCTTCTCATGAATATGCTGCGCGTTATGGTGTTTCTGCATACGACAACCAGAAACAGACCGGCAACTACATGTTCATTGCCGAGCAGCTGGAAAAGCTGGAGGAATATGCAGGCAAGTCGGGCAGTACTGGTTCCAGAGTCAATATAAACAATCTGGCCCCGGACGTGAGCTATCCTAAAACCAGCACTCCAACTGCTGAGCCTTCACGTACTGTCATCAACCAGATCTCTATTAATGGCCGCACAATTAATGTCCCTGTGGATGAGGCTAATCAGGGCAGTTTTAATGATTTCCTGACTGAACTGGAAAGGATAAAAAAGAGTAGCTAATGAAATTAATACGAGTGTCTACATCAGAAACCGTCCCGCTTGAGGACGGTTTTTTATGGTCTGATGAATTTGAATGGAAGCCCATCGAGCAGAAACAGAGTCGGGCTATTGATGGTTCTCTAATTATCCAGGAGGGCCGTAAAAAAGCAGGTCGTTCAATTGTGCTGGAACCGGCAGATAACGCTATGGGCTGGATCAAACGCCGTGATTTACGCACGGTTCAAGCCTGGTCTGCTTTATCTGAACAATTCATTCTGGCTTTTGAGTATCAGCACGACAGACGTGAATTTCATGTGATTTTTAACCATGAAACCGGGGCTTTGGAAGCTGCTCCAGTGAAGGGAATTCCATCTGTATCTGAGGATGACTATTACAACGTGACTTTACGTTTTATTGAAGTGGGGGAACTATACAGTGGCAATTGAAACTAAAAATCTGGTGCTCTATAAGTCTGAGCGCCTGAGCGATACAGAAGATGGTGGCGGCAAGTACTCTGGCCAGATTATTGAAGATGGCCAGAGTAATAACCTGTTTAATGATGTGAGTGAGCTGGACCGCACCATGGGTGATGTGTCACTGCGTAAACTGTTCCCCGCCGTAACAACGAATGATACAGACCTGCTTATGGGCGCTACGGTCTTTATCTCGGAAAACCCGAAAGACCCCAATGTCTCAGCTTTACTGTTTAGTACAAAGTCGTGGATTGATGAGCGCAAGTCTGCCCAGAACCGGATTGAAAACTATCTGGCCAAGGGTGGACAGGCAGCAGGGAGTCCACTGGATACACATTATGCCGGTATGAAAACCCTGCAGGTGGCGATGTTTTTGAGTGAAGTCGAAAGCTCGGTGGGCAGTACGCTGGTACTGGTCTCAAAAGAAGGCCAGGCTCTGCAGCATGAGCAATATGTTCGCATCACCAAAGTTGAGACCCGTATTGCCAAGATGGTCATCGATGGAAAGGAAATTGAATATAAAATTGCCACCTACAGCATTAATGATCCACTCGATCAGGATTATGTCGGACTCTCTGCAAGACAATGGTACAACGGAGATAAGTCCGAAACGATTTTACGGGATACGATTGTAGCTGATACCGGTAAATACTATGCATCCAGTAATCTCAAGTCTGCTGCAAAAGTCGGTGAGTTTACTGTAAATGCAGAAAGTATCTTTGCCCAGCTGGTTCCATCTGCCCAGACCGAAACGCCAATTGTAGATGTAAACGCAGCCGGGGAAAGTATGGTACTGGTACCGGGTAACACTGCTGCTATTACTGCAACTTACTCGACCACCATTGGTACCGCTCAGAACCTATATATCGGCTCATCTGTTATGCCTTCCAGCATGTCTTTTAACCTGTTTGGCCA